TGATGGCTGCCCCAATGGAGCAGGAGGGGAAAGATCCCCATCCTCAAACCCCCAATCCGTACGGCACAGATGAGCCGCTGGACGAGTTTAAGAGGAAGAAGGCCCGTGGGGTCCGCGAACCGGGATTGTTTGTATTCCCGGGACGTTGCGGTCCTTGCCAGGAGCGTCTAAACCGATTAGCTCGGTCCCAATTTCCGGACACTCCCCTGAGGCGGGAGAGACCGAAGGTCTCTTATGAGATATTGCAGAAGGTTACTCGTGCCTTTGCTGAGGAGGCCTTGGCGCATTATTCTGCGCAGGTTCTTCAGCTATCACTCTCTGCTGGAGTGAAGGCACGTGAGCTTCTTAACGAGGCTATGATCCGGGGGGATATGGCCGAGGTTGTTCGCCTCGGCCAACTCCTTCAGGATAATACCCTCGCCACCGAGACAGGTAGATATTATGCCTGTCTGGCGGAAAAGAGAGCCCTTGAGGGCGCTCTTAAAGGCGAGGGAGAGTTCGTAAGTCTCTCCCGATCCATTTCGGCCCCTATGGGTAGGCCGGTGGATACTTTAGTCCCCAGCGATTGTGTTGAGGACTGTATCGCCTGTTGCGACTGTCCCTGTTCGGGGGATGACCCTTTACCCAGGACTGGGAATTTCCTCAGCCTGGTTTTTCAGGATCACTTCCCGTCCTGGCCCGCGCCCTTCACGTATTATGGTGAAGGTGCAACGGTCTTGATGACCCCCACGGGGCGTTCATCGGAAGTCGCAGACGTCACGTCTGATCGAGTCAAGGTCATTTTTACTGCAGCTGCTCTTGAGGAGCAGGGCAAATTGTCTGAAGCTGATTCGATTATCCGGGACGCTAGTATCAGTAACGAGGAGTGGAAGACCGTCACAAGGAAGCCCCTGAGACGACAGCCCTGGCGCGTTATTGACGAGGATGTTAGAGCTTATCTCCTCGATCTTTCTGGTGGTGAACCCCTTATCAGTTCCGATCTGCCGAAGCAAATTCGAGACATGATGAATGAGTTGGTGTCCTCCCCTTTAACCTTCGATGAGTCCGTTGAGATTGTCAACCGGCATATCGATGGCTGGGAGTATCCACAGCAGAACGTTAAGAAGAGTGTCCTTGAGAAGGTCCGTCTTAAGCTTTCTGTTGCTCAGAAAGACCCTCTTCCTGAGTGGGTCCCTTTATTCTTGAATCAGTGGCGTAATCCCACTGCTGCAGCTGACCTTATAGTCAATGGACTAGTCACGGCAGAGAATTTCAGGGAGAAGGTACCCAACCGTGGAGAGAAGCTCCGCGCTGTCTTGGGCCGTTTTTCTGTACCTGCCACTGAGGTGGGTGCGGCGGTTCAGGCTTGGCAACGGGCCAAGGGTCAGCGCGAGCCCCCTAAAAAGTTTCTGGATCTGTTTCACAGTAATCCAGATCAGGTTTCGGTTGGTATCAATCTGGGATTGATTACTGCCCGGAACTATTTAACTTTAAAGGGGGAGTTTGGTAGTTGGTCCCGAGCTGTTCAGCTCTATTCGGGTTTAAAGATTCAGTGTTCTGGACTTGACCCGACAATTGACTCTCAGGCTCACCTGTTCAAGAAGCGTCAGGACGGTACCCGTTCTGCCTCCTTGGTTGGGTGGGCTAAGGATTTCCTTGTTAATGGAAAGATGAGTCCAACTCAAAAGTTGGCTCTTCTTATCAAGGGAGAAGCCAATGAGACAAACTACCAGTCTCTTTTTCGCAAGGCTCGTGGTGGCTCTGCCCCCCAGACTCGTGGCAATAAGCCCCGCTCGAATGAGCAGGGAGCCCGTTCTCAGGGAGCTAAGTTACAACCCTCTCGAGCCAACGAGAAGGGACGCGCTGCTAGGACTTATGCCGACGCAGCAAAGGTGGGTAGGCCCGCTAAGCAAAAGGGAAGCTTGCAGGATGGTGACGGTTTCGAGTCACGCATTCTGGACTTGCTTACGTCTCTCGATCGGAGACTTCAGCAAGTTGAGCGTCCAAGCTTGGCAAGTAGTGGTTACCCGCCTAAAAACCTTAATCTGCGATATGATACGCGATCCGGCGTATACGTGTCAGCAGATTAAGGTGGAGGCATCCTATGCCCGGCTTTGGTGGATGGAAGAGAAAGACCCCTCAACCCTGCCAGCCGGTTTGATTACCTCCTTTATGAAGGAGTTCCCTCGGCTTGATGTTTGGTCTAGCCTAGGGAGGGCGCTCCCTGCTAAGCCTGGATACATGGTAGAGCAGGATGTTCGAGAGAAGCATGAAGACTTCTTTCGGGATCCTGTAATCCCCACTTCTAGTATTCCAGATGAGGCAGGTGAGTTTCTGCGTAGGTGTTTAGAAAAAGGGAAACCGATGAAGGGTATTCCTTTCTCTGACTCAGCAGCATTATGCTTCAGCCGCAACTCGGGTGGCCAGGCGAACTTCCTTCGGGAAGTTATCGCCTTGTGCCGAAAGACCTCGGGTATTAGTCCCTGGGGGGATCCCCCCCCGCCGACTGATACCGCGGGCGTCAGGAGGTGGTATGAGGAAATGTTCCTCTACCTTGATAAACCCTTTTTGGATCATCTCTCCCAATGCCCTGGCCTCGAGTGTACGCAAGCCCATCTTCACTTTCCCTGTCAATTGACAGGTATTCCTGAGGGTGGGTTCCGGACTAGGATTCCAACTGTCCCCTGGATTAGCTTGGTCTTCATGACGAAGGCTTTGCAAGTCCAGTTGTCCTCTGGTCTCTTTAGGGACCCCCGGTTTTCCGGGGGTCAACCTTGGGGAAAGAAGAGGGTACCTGGGGAACTTCTGAAGGGTGATGGTTTAATCATCTCATCAGATTGGAAGACTGGTACCGATGCGTTGTCAGTTGAAGCATCCTGTCGAGCGATTGCCTATGTGGGGGCAGATAACCCTCATGCGATGGCTTCGATGGGCCACATGCGTCTTATTGACCCTGACGAGGAGGTTCCTCAATGGCCGGGATTACAAGCATTATTGAAGATGCTTCCCGTCTATCGTGAACATCTTGATTCCTCTGTCAGTTGGGTCTCCGAAGTTATGCGTAAATATAGAGATAAGGTCAGCGACTTCTCCCTTTTGGTGGAGGAGCCGGAGAACATCTTTAACGCTGTTCGTCCGGGTGGTCCGATTGGGGCCACCTATAAGGGATTTGTCACCCCTTCAGGGCGTCAACTTCGTAAGGCGCTAGTGGGTATTTCAAGTGGTGTTCGCCGTGATACCGGGACTTTTGTCCCTGGTCACGATGTTCTTACCCCTGAAATTCTTCGAGAGTTGTTTTCCTCTATGGTGAGTTGGTACCGTGGGGCAGTAATGTGCTCCCCGGGTAAACTTCATCGTCGGGGTCAACATATGTCTCTTCCGCTTTCTTGGGTTCTCATGAGTGCCTTTCATGAGGCGATGGCTCGTCCCTTGCCCATCTTTTTTGGATGGGGAGATGATGCCATTGGTCGTGGGACTCCTGAGCAAATTGCGGAGTACAAATCACGTGGTGAGTCGATTGGGGTGATATTTCACTCCACTAGCAAGTCATTCGAGGTTCCCCATCGTGGGGTTTTCCTTGAGGACTTGATTGACCGAGGACGCTGGCATTATGTGTCTAAGGCCCGGTTTTCATGCCGGGGTGACGACGAATCCCCCGAGGAGGGGGCATGGATGTCAGCGTTCATCAGTCCGACTCAGTGGTCTGTAGATGAAGACATAGGTATCCTTAAGGAAGCCCGTGAGAGTTTTTATTGGAAGAGTATCGAGGACGCGGTTAAATTCGGTCTCGATCCCACTATCCCAACTTTCATGGGTGGCCTAGGGAGACCTGGTCGAGGTCGTACCGGGCTACTTAATTTCCTGCCGCACAAGGAGTACGATAGGATATGTGGCCAGATTAGGAGTATGCTGGGCTGTACGTCGTTGGACGAGCTGTCAGTTCCTAATCCTATCTATGCCCTCGACCTGGATTATCTCGAGAAGAGTCGTCCAGAGGGAGACAGTGAAATGTGGTTGAAATACTTTAAGCCTGCCTATGTCAATAGGGAAACTCAAGGTTACCGTTTCATTATGCCCCCGAAGAGAAGAACCGTCATGTTAGGTCCCGAAAACGTTGGATTCCGTTGTGGTCGTCTACTCCGCTCAATAGGGTTTGAGGGGGTAGCAAGATACCGGGATCTCATTGTTCGCGGGTCGGCGGTTAAAGACATAAAGCCCGAAGCCCAGTTTTGGCTCCGGGCCTAATGTTTCTTCCAACATTTTCCCCAGTCTAGCATGGTGGGCGGTGAGGGCAGCCTGAGTGTTTTTTAACGCTTAGGTGCTCCTGTGCCGAACCTGTGCTGTCTGTGGCACTGACTGATGAGACCTATTCACCTGCCGAGGTCGGCTGTCTGCCGAGGCGGTGATATTTCTCCTGACCTTCCTTGATCCGTTTGGTTTGCCCATCATCGAGGTATGGCGGAGCCCTCGCTTGGCGAGGTAGTCATCTGATACCAAGTAGGTAGCCGGGTCGTATGTGGGCTTGTAGGTGTAGTCAGTTTGTGTTATGGGTAGTATAGGGTAAGCGCGTGAGCGGTCCTAACCAACCATTGGGCTCTCTGGGAGAGACCCCC